GTACGGTTCATATACCGTCTTACCATCATCATTTCTGTACGCTCTTAATACTTGTTTTCTGTTGTCTTCAGCATTCTTATACGAACAATGAATCCAACCGCTATTAGGTTCTTCTGGATTGTGAAATTCTAATATCAATTGGTCAAAATCTAAACTATCAATAATATATTTTGCTAGATCAGCATTCGCAATGCCAAAGATTTCAAAGTCCGCAGCTTGCCCTTTGGCATGCTGTGATTTCATTGATGATCCTATTTTCACACATAACTCTGGTGATCTGTACCCACTAGATACTGATACTACCTTGCCATAGTGATCTCTTACTTTTTGTAGAACATTATCACATAGTTTTTTTAAATTATCCATATGATCTTCGCTTGGATTATTACTAATACCATATCTATCTGCTGTTTGAGAAGCAGTTAGTTCTTTAAGCGAAAAGTTTTTGCTTAGTTGCATTTAATTTATCCTTTGCTATAAGTTTTATTTTCTTTAAGGTTCTTATATCGTACCATAATTTAGTTGATCTGTCTTGTTTTCTTTTATCTTCAATTTCATTCACCGCTCGTTTTAATTCTTTGTGATGAGCTTTTACTTCTAACATATTATCCCCTTGTAAGTTTTAGTATTTTATCCATCTGTGCCTTAATAATTGGTCCTCTATTAGGCCAATGTATATAAGGTTCGTTGGTTTTTGAAAGATTATACAAAAACGGTAGTATAGTCTTTTCAATCTCTTTAAATCTCGCTGATACGTCAGCGTCCTGTATCTCTTTATTAACAGAATCTTTCTCTGCTACAATTTGCATAATTTCATTCATCATAGACTTTATATCGCCTACGTCTGCTTTAACTTTTGCAATCTCTAAATTAGAGTCTTCTACAACCTTCGGATCTATTGCTGGTGTGTCTTCAACTGGTTTCTTTGATACAGGAGTAAAACCATAATCTACATCGGTATCAAACTCCCTCATAAAATCAGGTATGTCTGCCATTAGTTTTCTCCTTGTTTAGGTAGGTGCAATGAGCGGATTGACTTATTAGACTCTGGTATACGACCGTTGTTTTTCAGTTGCTCGCTCTGCACCCCTATATTATTTAGATTTTGCACTTTGTCTAGCCTTGTGTTTTTTCATAACTTGCTCTGTTTTGATTTGTTTTGTTGACTTTGTTCCCATTTCATTTGCTAAAGCACTCATTGGGTGTGCTTCTGCTACTTTTGATAATGTTTCTTTCCAACCACTATCTGTTCTATAACTAGCACCACTTACACCTGCAACAATATTTACTGAATTTATAATCTGTCTGATGTGTTTATTTTTTAAAAGATAATTTTCCATTTCAGAAATAGTCATCATCTCGGTAAACTCTTTACCAGTTTTTTTATTTTCAAATGTATAAAGTGGCATTAATTTAATGATAGGTGATATAGTAACTGATTAGTTGCTAAAAGCATATCTTCTAATATACTTTGCAAGTCTATTTGAGCAACAACTTCTTTATTGTTTGATAGTTCGTTAATTCTATCTGCTTGTTTTTTTACTTCAGCTTTTACTATTTGAACATCAGCATAATTTAAAATGCCTGGTCTTAATTCAGCACTAAATTTAATTCTTCTACCAGTTTTACCTTGATGTGTTTCAACAAACTCGTCAAGCATTTTATTAAATTTAATATAGTACTCACCTAAGCTTTCATGTTCAGAATATGACTTTGTTTGCCAATGATAAGATTGAATATCATTCAAAAAGTTAATATTTAATTGTATAAATTCTTCTATTTTACTCATATTATTATTTAGTATTTGCTATTTCTACTATCCTTTGTATTAGACTACCTAGTCCATTTTGTCTTTGCATTGTTAATAATTCTTTTATACCTAAAGGTAAAAAATCTTCAATTGTTAAACCAGCAACTTCATCTTTAGAACAATTGTTAACAAGATCAGTTACTAGTTTAGCTGTACCTTTTGTTATAAAGGCATCAGCATCTATTTTATATATCATTGTATTATCTTCTTTTGTTCCACCTATTAACCACAAGTTACTAGCACAACCACGTATTCTATTTTCTTCAGTTTTTACTTCATTTGGTAATGATGGTACATCTTTTGCTATGTCAATAAGATATGCAAGTCTATCGTGGCCTTGCAACATTTTAAGGTCATCACCTTTTTGTACTATTTTTTCTTTTAACATTTAAAATCCTACCGTAGTTTGGCCAACCAAATTTGTCAGGTGACTCTCCTATATATCTCCAACGTATAACTCCTGTATTAGGATTTCTTTCATAAATTTTAGGCTGTTCTATTTTGTTTTTTTTGTTCATTTTTAATTCCTTCAGCAAACCACTCTGGCATTTTAGCAGGTGATTTCCATGTAGCAAATGCTTGTTTTTTCATTATATAGTATTTACGATAAGACGCAACTACGTCACCTGGTATTTTACATTCATCTGGCATTGCTGGTGTAGCGTCTGTACCAATCACGTCAACTTTAGCGTTTTCAGGTGGGTGTTTAAGTATGTCGCCAAGTTTTTGAATAGTTAAATGGTCTTTTGTATGATTGTATCTTAACTTATATTCTTCGTTAAGTGCCATCATATGTTTATATAACCATATGTAATTGTATGCTGATTGTAATACCCATTGTGTAGATGGATGATTTAACCAACCTGCTTTGTAGATAATTGCTTCTTCGTTAGAATTACCAAGTCGCCATCTTTTAATATTTCTACCATTCTTTGTTTTTGCCATATATTCTGTACCATCAAGCACACGTTTAGCAGTACACAACATTTGAGCAGACTCAAGTATCATTTTAACCACATGTTTATCTAAAAGCATTTTAGCAGCTTTTACTGGATCCTTATCAACATAAAATATATTCATTAGTGTACTAATCTCCTCATTACATAATCTTTCATATTATATTCATTTGCTAAATTCATCATCTTATTATACCACATAGATTTCATTTCGTCTGAAGTAGCATCAGCACAAGCTTTTGCTAGATTATCTAATCTATGTTTTTTAAGATTGTCTGAATCTTTTAGTCTTTTTATATCATCAATTGTAATCATAGTATATATTATATATTAATTTGACATTGAAGTCAAGCATCAATTATCCATTTAAATACTTCTTTTTATACCACTTATAAAACTTTTTATCTGTAAATATCTCAACTATTTCATTAGCTGGCACTTGATCACTACGAATACAATCTGCCATATCTTGGTAATCGGTTATGTCTACCTTACGTGTCATTTTTTTATTCATACTATTTTCTCCTATAGTAATTAAAAGTCTTTTTCTTTTTATATCTTTTAAGTAAATCATCTAAAGCATTTGATTCTTTTTTTGGTTTTGGTTTTATTACTTGATATCCAATAATATAAGCAATCATCATACCTACAGTTGTAATCATTATGCCAAGTACACCTAATAATAAACCATCAGTTAATGTCATTTATAATCCTCTCTTATTTTTGTGAGAATACTTTTTATTTTAGCAAAGTAATTTTTATCACTCGCATATGCATCCAGTGTTTCTATCAACATGTATGGATTATCAATACCTTCTTCTCTCATTTGTCTATAACCTTGATAGGCATGGTGATTGTTTAAGGTTTTAGTATAATGTAAAATACTATCACACTCATGTTCAAATACTTTAACGCCCCATTTTTTTGGTTTATCTTTCCAAGGTAACATATGAGGCTCTCTTAAATCATATGTACGAATACCAAATAGATTTTTACCCTCTATGGCAAATCTACTCGTTCCCCAACCAGACTCTAGAGCTGCCTGTGCTACTAATAGTTCTAAATTGACTCTATTAATATCATTGTGAAAATGAATATACTCAACACACATTTTAACATTATCTATAAACATTTGATTACTATTATGTTCAAAGTCAGGCAATGATGGTATAGCAGCTTCTGCTCTTTGTTTACCATTAAGTGTATATCCGTACCATGCAAATGACATTGCTGTAACTATTACAACAAACATCATTGTTTTGATAAAAACTTTAAATTTCACCATCTTTAACCACCTTTTTCAAGTCTTTAATTGTTTTCTTTTTATCAATCTTAACATCATACCATTTATATCTAAGCATATGCTCGTTACTAGGTCCGACTAGTGGTATGTCGTATTGTCTTTGAAATGTCAATAAGCCTTTTAAGTACAATGGCACAAGTAAATCTAGCACACTTGTTTTGTCTTTGTAATCTTTAGGTAGAGTTGGCGTCTTCCAGAAGCCTTTACCTTTGATTAGTTCGTTTAGTATTTCTTTATGTTTTTTCAATAGTTTCATTATATACCTCTCTTTACATAATATTCATAACCGTGTTCTTCAAATTTCTTTTGTATAAACACAAGGTCATTATTATTCAAATGGTTTCTATAACCTTTGAAAATCTTTTTACTTGTTCTACCTGGAAAATTAGTTAGTATATCTTTTTGTAGATGACCTGTATAATATAATTCCCACTCATTAATATTATTATCTATTACTTTATCGATAATAGTAATACCTTTTTTGATTTGTTTCTGTAACCACTCGTCAATATGATTCTTCTCACCTTTCATAATATAACTTTCTTTTATAATCGTAAACCGATGTAGTTTACTTTAGGTTCAAAGGACCAGAATAAATCATTGTGGTTACCTGTATCGCCTAAATTTTGCATTTGATATAAATGTACCATTTCATGGACTAGCGTATCCAAGAAATCTTTTTTTGTCGGATAAGAAGGTAACATCTCTAGTTTGTACAATCTAGTACCTGCTCTTTTCCACTCTAGCACTACAACTTGACCTATACATTTTTGTCTTTTAAGGTCTTTGATTTCTACTTGACCAAAAGGTGAAAGTTTAGTATCAAATAGTGCTGAATTAACTAATTTGAAATATTTTTTTATGTCTTTGTAAGTTGTAATATATTTACGTTTACCAGACAGCTCTCTTTTGAGCTTTCTTTTAAGTTTCAGAGCTTTAGATTTACTAGTCGTTACCATTTAAAATTTCTTCCTTATATTTCTCGTCAAGTTTTAATCTTAAATCAGCAGCAACACCATCAATTATTTGTGGTAAGTATGCCTGTAATATAGTAACAGAATCAATCATAAATTTATGGGCAAGTTTTTCTAGTTCTTGTTCCATAATGTATGATGTGTCAATGTCTGTGCCTTTAATCTTTTCTGATATAACGTGACTTATTACAGCCGTGTTATAATCATCTGCTTTGGCAACATTGAATATAGACCAAGACCAAGTATAGACGAATAATAAAAATAAAATTAAAAAAGATTTACGCATTGGCATGAGCCTCGTAAATTACTTCATCAACTGTATTTTCATCAATACCTAACATTGCAATATTATCAACATTCATAATTTGATTTCTAGCGTCTGTTCTAGTAATCTCACCAGATGTTAATTTAGCAATAATGTTGTCAACTTTAGTTTCAGTAGTATCTTCAATCCATTGTTTTACTTTTGACATAATATAATCTCCTTTTTTGTTGTTTTCATACTTAAATATAACATAATTTAACGTATGAATCAAGCAAAAAATGGACAAATAATGTAGATAAATCAATGATTTAATAGGGTGCGACATTCTGTCATGCACCCTATAGTTGAATTTTATAGAATCACTCTATAATATTTATGTTATCCGATGGTTTTGTATTCTTCATTCCATCTAAATGCGTCTTTAACCACAGAGTCAGTTAAACCTTTATATATTTTGTTCAGTTCTTTTTCTTTAACTGCAATTAAAAGTTTAGCGTCATCTTTATGTAGGCCTTCTAGCATTTGAATAAACATGGTTTCTTTTTTGGATTTAGAAAGTTTTTGATTAGCGCCTTCTACAAAATGCCATAGTCTTCTGGCTTCTTGGTGTAGTGTTGTATGTTCAGTACCTGCTGGTGCGTCATTCTCTTTGTATGGTGGCGTACCCTCTGGTAAATCCCATTTGATTTTAGAATCAAAAGCGCCTTTCAGTACTTGTCTTAAAGGTACTGAATCGTTTTCTCTTAATACTTCAATCTTTTTTGCTTTGTCTTTGGCGTTGTTTACTTTGATTAGAATTTCATGTAATAATGGAGCAGATGAACCTGCTGTATCCATACCATGTAATTGTGATGTTGTCATTGGCATAATGCCCTCCTCATTTTGTTATGTAAGGGCGGCACAAGGCCGCCTCTACATTTATTTATGCGTTTTTAAGAGAGAGATTACGCATTTTTATATGCGAACGGAGTCCCATATAATTTTTTAATACCAGCAGCGATAATCGCTTTTGTTGGTACACCCATTCTGTATGAAGTGCCTTTAGCAGTTTGATTAACATAGATCATGTTTCCTTCTGATCTTAATGTATCAATTAAAGCTCTTGGTGAACCTAAATCGAATTTAGTTCTTAAAGACTTCCAAGATACTGGCGCACCTTTAGATAAAAGGTTTAAAACTTTTTGTCTTTTTGACATAGTTTTTCTACCTCTTGTAGATGTCTTTTTTGATTTTGATACAACTCTTAATGAGTCATTTGAGAATAATGATTTAAACATTTATTCACTCCTTATTATATAATGTGCCTTAATTAAACTATCAAATACTAGGCACGTTTTAGTATTTGTAGTATCCCAAAGTGCTTTATGGAATTCTTTAAAATTTTTTATAATCAATTGTAATAGCATATAAATTTTCACCTTCACCTTTTGTTGTTACAGCCTTATCGACTCTTTCTTGTAAAGGGTGTTTCATGTGTACTTGTCTTAATAGCATTGATTTTAACGACTCAGATAATAATTTATAATCACTTAAAAATTTTGGGTCAGCTAGATTAAAGTTTTCATCTTTTAATCTTAATAACATTGTTTCTGTAAGGTCTTCACTTACCGATTGAACAAAAATTTTATTATGTTCAAGTCTTATCATTTCTTGTCTTTTAGCATCTAATTCCTGAGCCTTAGCATTAGGTGGTTGTTTAGGAATTTTAGGAAACAATATTATGTTATCTTTGTTTTTATTTGCCATCAACATTCTTTGTTACTTCACCTTTAAAATTACATAGACCTTTATCAGCAAAATACTCAACTAACTCATTGTATCCGCCAATGTGTTTATCGTCAATTATTATTTGTGGCATAGTTCTTACTTGTTTACCTACAGCCTCGTATAACTGTTCTGGTGTTGTAAAATCTTTACCAAACATTTTTTCTTTGTACTTAAAACCTAGTGCCTTTACAAGATGTTTAGACTTCTCGCAATAGACACAATTAGGTTTTGAGTATATTTCTATTTTATGACTCATTTGCAATAACCTCTACTTCGTCATAGGCCTTATCAGCCATTTCTTTAAGTTTGAAAGCGTCAACAACAGTTTCAATAGAGTAGTTGTACATTTTATTGTACTCACCCATTGGCAATCTTAAACCAATCCATGATCTGTAGTATCCGTTCTTTGTTAGAGTTACCTCTTGAGCAAATACTTCATAACCTCTTACAGGCGTTTGTTTGATTATATTTACCAATGTAGTTTCTACATCTGTTACAACAGTTTTATTAGTATTCTTACCTAATTCTGTAGTAAATATTTTTGCTTTCTTATTCATCTCACCTTTTACTTTGTCAGCAAGTTCAGCCTTTGCAATCATCATACCTTTTTCAATTGCAAGTTCTAAATCTGGTGAAACACTTGTGCCGACACCAAAGATACAAACTTTATCTTTACCTTTGCCGAACGTTTTAGTACCACATTCTTTTTTCTCGTTATAATCTTTCATATACCAAGATGGTACTTTAAGGACTTGTTTATCCTTTTCTTGTTTTATCTTATATGTACTATTAGCACATCCCGTAAGTATCAGGCCAACAGCACCTATCATTACATATTTAACATACTTATTCATTCACTTTCTCCTTCATAATATTAAACACATTATATACTATTTCTTTTGTTTTGTCAACAGCCTGTGTTCTCTCAACTGTTGCAACAAATGGTTCCCATGTAAATGCAATGGATACCCATAAAAAAGATGTTATTATTAATGTTTTTATCATTATCTTACCTCCCAATTACCATCTTTATCTAAACATACTTTACCAGGTTTGTGGTATGCGTGTTTAGGTCTTTCATAATATCTACAATAGGCAGGTGTATTCATATCACCATAGTAAAATTGAGCAAATAACTCCCAATATGTAGGACCATCATATGCCTTTCGGCCATCTGCACATTCTACTACTTCCTGTTTAACAATCTCACCATTGTCTAATTGTTTAATTTCTATCTTAATGAAACAATATTGATCTTTGATAGGTTGTATTTTATCATATTCTACTGCAACATTTTTGCCTTCTAATTTATCAATTTTTTTCATTGTGTTTTCAAATGAGTCTTCCGAGTAAGCAACTTGCATTAATACTGGTATCAATAATAACAATAGAAATATAAAAAATAATGTTCTCTTTTTATTGATCACTTACTCTCCATCTTCCGTCTGGCATTTTACAAACTTCTTGCCATTCCATTTTTCTATATGGATTACCATATAGTATTGAGTCAAAAAATCTTGTATTGTCTAAATTTTGATCGTGTGTAGTTTCGACCATTGTACATTTAATTGGACCTTTTAAATAAAAACCTGTAGTTTTGATAATACCATTACTTTGTGTTTTAGGATTTTGCCAAGTTGTAAACCCTGGACTACTAGGTGCGTTTTCTAAATGATCTACAAATGCTCTTGTCATTAATTGATCATCTGTTTCAGCATTCATAATATCTGCACCTTTAAATGAACCTGCAACTGCACAAGTGGCCACAACAGCAGGATTGTCACTTATATATTGCCAACATGCTGTACCAGCAACAGCCGCTGTACTGGATGCACCAATATAGGACTGTTTACTAGCACAATTAGAGAGCAACAACAAACAACTAATTAAAAGTAATTTCTTCAACATCTTCAATTTTTAATTTTTCTTTTTCTTCTTTTTTAAGTTTTTCTTCTTTTTCTTTTTGTTTTTCAGTCATTTCTTCAACATACTTTTTATACTTGTATTCTTGTAAAGTTAGACCGAACACTTTTTTATAAAAGTGATCAACTGGAACTGGTGAAGAATATGCAAGTATCAAATTATCAAAATTGACATCTAAATTTCTGTACAACTTCGGATTTGATTTTTTTGCAACTTTATGTGAATTTAATAGTTGTAATCTATTTGTAAACACATCTTCATACGGTTCGTTTGTAGTTGATTGTTGCAAATCTTTTTGTTTTGCAATTTTAAATTCATCAAATAGTGTTTGTTTATCTATCATATTGTAGTCCTTTTGTTAAGTTAATAATCATTTATGTACTAATTGTATCATAGGTAATTCTAAAAGTCAAGCATTAAAAAGTCAATAAAATCAACGTTTTTAAAAGAACAAAGTAAGAACATTTGACCTAACTTGTAAAATTCATACCCGATTCTCTTATCTTTTGACATAGATTCGGGCCGTCAACTGCCTTGATAATATAATAGTCTTCAGTATTATCAATAACTTTTGATATAAAGTTGTTTTCTTTCCAAAAAGTTTCTGCTCTTGCTGATACAGGTCTAATTAGGCAAGTGCCATTGTTGGCACTTGTATATACAAAATCTTTAGTC